TGTTGGGGGGATTGCAGGAGGCGTTATTGAATCCATCAAGGGCATCAGTGCTGTAGTGCATGAAGCGGTATTGGAATTCCTTCTTTTAGAGAATACTATCGATCAAACTGACGCGGGTTTAAGAAAGTTTGATAAATATCGAGAAGTTCAAACGGGAACTGATTTTGAAGCATCTGACGAGTTCTTCCGTCAAAGAGGTTTTGCACAGGATGACGCCGAAGCCGCTTTTCTAAACAATCTAGGACCAAATGAAGCCCCTATTGGTTTTGATTCTATTGACAGCGTAAATGGCTTGGGTGGTGCTGATTCTCAGGCTGCTTTGTTTGGTACGGCTTCAAGAGTCGGTCCTTTGGATTTGGGCATCCCCAAGATATTAGGACAGACAGCCACCCCTATTGATTTTTCACAAGACTCAGAGGGTGTGCGTTCTCAAGCTTCGGACATACTCATGGATTTTATGGATAGGGCATTCGCTCCTGATCCTGTTGAGCAGTATGTTAAAGATCCTCTATTGAAAATGTTTCGTAACATCGGAGGGGCGATAGCGTCCGGTACGGAATTGCCGGGGGAAATAGTTAAGAAAGGGGCGGAGTTAATCAAACCAAGTGACAGTGCATCGGTGTCGTCTTCGCGTGGTTTGTTTAATTCGTCTGCTTTACAAGCGTTACAAGGTTCTTCATCGTCCGAAGAAAAACGAACAGCTGACGCAACTGAGAGAACGGCGGATGCTACCGAAAAGATACAAAGAGAATCAACCACTCCGTTGACGGCAGGACCATAATGGGAATCGAGATACGCAAAACAGGTATTAGAGCACGTAAGGGGTCTAGCCCTACGATAGAGGACACCTATGCAGTTAGGGGCTCCAATGACGCCGATGCTATTGCAAACGCTTTAGACGACGGCACAGGAGCCACGTTCCCGTCAGGATGGGCTGGCGTACCTCTTACCCAAAATGGATTGGTCTACGATAATCTTGATATCAATAGTACAAAAGACACTTTTAATTGGAAGGCTGTAGCGTCCTACAATGTGGACGGAAGCAACCCAACACCTGCAAAAGCACCCCCCGCTCCTATTGTTAATCAAGAGGACATCACACTAGACCTTACGTCCCTGACTACGAAAACAGTTCAAAGTAAAGATACGGTTCAAGCCGTTCGAGCGGGTGGAGGAACGGCACCTCCCTTCCATGGCGGTATTGGATGGGACGGTAAACAATTTCAAGGGGTTGATGTTTTTTATGAAGCTTTCTCTTTTTCAATTACGAAACATTGGCCAGCTTCTTTCATACTTAACTCCACTTCCTGGATAGTGCTTCTTAGGACGGCAGCCTTTACCGTAAATGATGCCGTTTTTAGAGGTTTTGCCCCTAAGTCGGTTTTATTTGCGGGTGCCAGTGGGAGTCAGACTACGGATGAATTGTTTTCAATCACGTATCAATTTCTAGTGTCTTCCAAATTAACTAATGTTAGTGTAGGTGACATAACGGGCATCACAAAGGATGCTTGGGACTATCTTTGGGTACTGTACGAGGCGACTCCAGATGACGATGCTAAAAAATTGACACAAAAACCCTTAGCGGCTTATGTTGAACGTCTATACGAAGAAAGTAATTTCCCTAATTATTTGGGAATAACACAATGAGTAAGAATCGTGCCATTGCGGGTGGTAGTATCAGCCCAATGCTTTCAGCATCGCATCATAATTCAGTTTTGGATTTGTTGGCTAAATCTGGAGTGAACACAAGCGAGGGCAGGTACGCAGAACGGGGTGGCCGTAGTTTTACTGAATTACGAATTGTAAATGACAGTGAAGCCGAAGTTAAAACGGGTGGTGTTCTTGGTTGGGATGTTGTTTATTACGATGTTGAGGAAGATGCAGAAGTTGCTTTTCAGGATATTGTGTTCAAAGGGGTAAAACCCACTAAAGAAGAACACTACAGCCGACTAGCTGTTGTTTTGCAAGATTGCGAAGTGGGGGAAACGGTTGCTTGCTACATGCCGGGTTGGATACAAGCAACCGTGGACATTACAGACGAGGGGCATACGGCTGCTCTTTTGTCAGCAGCGGACCCTGCTATTCTTGAATCTTCTGGTGCCGGTTACCCTTTAATCGTTTTGGAAACAGGTCTAGGGTCTAAGTGGTGTATCGTTGATTTGAGTCGGACACCGCCTTCCGGTGCTGGACGTATCACTATAGAAATCACGGCTGCCGTTTACGATCCAGCAACTAAGGAAAAAACGCTCGGCAAAGGCATGATGGAAATTTACTCAGTTAAAATGGGGGACATTGACGTGCATAAGGGGCCTGCTACTGCTATATGTACACGAGTTGAAGAAACATCGCCGGTGGACAAAGATGTGCAGTACCATTTTATCAATGGTAGATTTGAGCTAGGTATGGAACCTTGCAAGGTGGGGACAATACTCGAAGAAGCTGGACCGTAATACTAATGGCTCAACTCAAAAACATGCCGGGCGGATGTTGTTGCGGAATTAGTGGACCATTCACGCATTATGCTTTTAATACCGCGGATACCACTCTTCTATTCAGTTTTAACGTGGAAGAAGGGGCGGTAGAACGTGGTGCTTATAAGCACTTCGTGCCTAATCTGTTTTTGGATTCCATGTTCTTTCTACCAGGATTCTGCCCTGGACCGGGTTGTATCTCTGATTCGGTGTCCATTGATCCTATCTCTTTTCCTATCGATCCAGCTATCCCAGCAGCGGACCCCGGCGAAGTTGTTGGAGCCTTTGCCCCTCTAGGCGGTAACTCTGCAATACCAGGAGAGATTTCGGTCTACGTGAGAACAGGGAATCCAGATCATCCTAATGCTTCTCCAGAGCCCGATGGGACCGAACCGGCAGATGCAGAAATGTTAAGTGCAACGGCGGATTTAGGTAACGAGTCTTTTTGGACCCGTGGAATTATTTTTGCACAAGAGCTTTTTGATAACTTTGGATTTGGTCCGGGTTTTCCTGTTGTCTACGATGGGGAAGAAAACACCTTTCCATACGTTAAAGCATGGCCTAAAGAACTAGCAGCCCCTTTGGCTGACGATTTCTTTCCAGAGCTTGGCCGAGAGTTGCCTACTGAAAACGCTTTCATCGAACAGCAGACCGATGATCCACTACCTATAGGAGCGAGCTATGTAATCTCAATTAAAGCAGCCGCTACTACTAGAGTTTCTAAACTGTATGTTGAAGAGACTTTAGAGAACGGCCCGACCTCTTACTTCGTGCTGGACTTAAAAGCAAAATCAGCGTCCGGCGGCGGACCAGAGCGACAACATGAAGTGATTGAAACCGACGAAGACTTAGAAACCGATGAGCCTGGTTTTTTTGTGTTTAATCCCACTAAGACGTATCTTAAAAAATGGCTTCAGTACACCGGCACAAGAGACTTGAGCGATGTGTATGAAGGTCAACCGATTCCTATCTCTCTAGGGAAAGTCACACTCAAAATCTATCTGTCAAGCTACGGAACCAAAACAGTTTTCGTAGGCGATCCTGGAGGTATTTTACTTCTTGAGGGTGAGCCTGATAACCATTTTGGGGTTTACATCGATACCGTTTCTTTGAAGGCAAGTTTTAGCCTTGCGACGACTACGGTAGATTTATGTCGCCTGGACATGAAGCCCGTGCCGGAAGACTCTTCGGTGAGTATCGTATACCCGAATTCACAAACCCTATATAACACTGGGTTTGAATACTTTTTCAGTTACGAAAATACTGAACTCGATGATGCTACCGTATTTACTTTGGCATCACTTGGAAATAAAACACCCCCGGATATAGTTGCGGAATCTATACTAAAAGGAAGAATCACCCCGAGAACAGAATTCTTCACCGGTCATCCCTACAAAAGCACTGACGCACAATTCCAGGATCAACGAGGAGCTTCACCTTGGTACGTAGGAGACGATATAGGCAATATCCTAGTCTGGTCACAAGCTGGTAATGGGGTATCCCAAAATGGTGTAGTTTACTCTATGGGTGTAACAGGAGACGGCAATGATACAGGAATGGTGTTTGGTTATGGAAGCGGTTTAGGTGGTTTCAAGACAGCAGGGGCCGGGATAATTCAGAAGTATAAAAACGGTGTTTTGCAGCCAATGCCGTTGGTTGGACTAGCCGGTGGGCTTCGGGATGTGAACTATCCTATTAACAGCGAAGGGGCTAACTTCAACGAACAGGTGGTGGCTTTCATATCAACAACGTCTCCCGTCGTAGTCCGGTCCGGTACTGTTGCAGGTGGTTGGGCGGGCTGGTATTCGTATTGGGACGGTTTCAGTAATACAAATCAAGGCATCCCTATCATGGGATTTTTAGGGCATGATGGGAGTCGTGGTTGGGGTATCACAACCCCTAAGAAGGAATACTACAGACCTACTACACCCCCTTGGAATCCAGTTACTCTTCCGGGAAGCCCTCACTTAGGTAAGGAGAACTTCGACAACGAGCAAAGATGGTTTGAGTCCATTACCGAGGAAGTGAAAATTCATGTAGGGACGCCTGGAGTAAACAATTTTAATATCAAAGAATATTACGGGAACTGGGGACTACTTGGGGCTCAAGGAAATAGTCTTGTTGTTCACAACGTACCCATCATTAGCTTGGGAAATCCCGCTACACCTGGATTCACAAAATTTTCGGCAACTTATACACAGAAGCGAATTAGGGTAATCAATTGGGTAAGGCACCACTTTTCTGTAGACCCAAATGGCACTATTGGACAAAGTACAGGCCGTTTCCAGGGAGTAGCAGAGCCCTACCAGATTAATCATTGTTACGGTCAGATGCTTTGCGGTGATGGGGACGACACCTCGGAGATTCTTATCGCTACTTATACGCGGATAGAGTACGAAACCTACGGGTACGATGGAGGTCAGAATCGTGGGATTTGGTCTGGAGGTGATGTAGAGTTCCACGAAAAAGTGCCGCGACCTTCTGGGGAGCCGGGAGTAGTATTCGCCCCATACCATGAGTATTCTTATGATCCGGCGTGGGATGGGGACATTTTTGATACAGCAAATTTACCTAGTAACGGGAAACCCCAAGAGGAAGCTACGGCAGCGGACCATTACGCTGTAGTAATTGATGGTGGAGGTATCGCAAGTGTAAACAATGTCAACGGTATTTCCGGCGATGGTTATGCAGCTAGGAAGAAAATCTATCTCCCGCATCATGCGAAGCAAGTCTATCAAGGTGCTAGAGTAGTATCCAACAGTGCAACCGTCTGGTTTGAAACCCTCTACGATGAAGTAAATGGGTTGTTTGCTTTTGATTGGAATCTGCAAAACTTAACCGCAGGCGGCGATGCAATTTCCTTTGTACAGGATATGCCGATCGGATTCCGGATGCACATCTGGGAAGGCGGTGTGCGGAGGACTCTGGATTCAGCAACCTTTGCACCAGTTGTTCAAGAACTATTCCTAGACGATGAATTTGGTACTGGCAGTCCTGGACCAGCAAGTCGACTGTTGCCGCCCGTTCTTGCCCTGCCAAAAGTGCTAGGCTCTAGTGATGGTTTCTTCTACGTAGAAAACTTCCCTCTTGCAGATCAGCTTACGGAAGGGCTACTTCCTACTGGCTGGAACTTTGCTAACGACTTGAGTTTTCAAGTGCCTTGGCATCAACCTAGGACACCTCCTGTTGACAGCGGGTTGGATAACCCCTCGAACTGGCCGATCCGAAAAGCGTATAATCCTATCCTATACAATAACCCTAATCCGTTGGGAACACCAAAATTTGATGAGGACGGTAATCCAACTGGGGATCGGGATTTCACTGTATGTTACGATCCAATCTTCAGTACCGGGAAGTTCGATTTTGCTGTGCTGCGGGAGGATTTCGGTTTGATGGGGGAACCGCCATCGGGATCAAAATATCCTAGTAGAGTGCCTTGATATATTGTGTCAGCTTTCCAAACGTAACAACTACCCAAACTTAGGAGAAGAACCATGTTAAGAACAAAACACCTCAGAGCCCTCTTTACGACTTTGCTATTCCTTTTGATGGCAGCACAAAGTTACGCCGATATCCATCGTTGGATTGGAGCAGCCCAAGATACAAAAACTATTCAGGACATCACGATTGCAGGAACATGGGCCGATACGAACACGGCTTCCATTACTTGCAACAACAAAAAAGTGATGGTTACGCTTGGTCCCTTGGCAGTGGCAACTACCGATGTTGCCACTGCTTTAGCAAATGCCATCAATGCGACTGGTATTGAGAATTTGAATAGTGATGAAACACGGTACAATGGCACAGGAGGCTACGCATATGGCGAATTCAAAGATACGGTAGCTACGGTAAGCGGTTCTGTTATAACGCTCACAAGTGCGAAAGCGGGTATTGATTTTGTTGTAACAGTTGCTAAGACGGGATCCGGTACAATCACATTAGAAACCAAAACACAAACGGCGACGGGTAAGAATTGGTGGAATAATGTTGATAATTGGGTTAGTACAGGTGGTGGCATCCCTTCTGACGATGACGACGTTCTTTTCGACCACGGCTCTATCGATGTACTGTACGGTTCAAATACAGCTACGGACTTGATTGTTAAAGTTACTAATGATTATCAAGGTGAATGGGGGTTATCAGCAACTAATCAGACGTGGACTGCAAATCCATATTCAGAATATAGGGATCTGAAGCTAGATTTACCAACAACCTTTCCAGCAGGTGGTTACACTATCACTATTGGAGACTTGAATAGTACAATACCACCAGTTTTCAGATTGCGATTTGATTTAGGGACTATTGACGGGGCTGTCCAAATCGTACAAATCAATGATGCCCCTGCTTTTTCTACATCTCAAGGTGCTGCTATTGAGATTGCGGGCGGTAAAAATTTGTTATTAAAGGTAGAAAACGGATCAGTAATACTGGGACCAATAGCTACTGAGAACATACCTACATTAGTCCAAACCATAGTACGTGGGGATAAAGCTCATGTAACGATCACGGATAATTGCGTTTTGCATAGCGGAATGAGTCCGATATATGTCTACGGGGGTGAGTTGCGTTATAACCCTGGGGCAGGCTTTGCAACTGATTTTGTTATCAGCGGCGGTACATCTTATATCACATGCACTGATGCCTGGGATGACTTGACACTTAAAGGTGGTACGGTATATGCCACTCGCGGCGGAGCCGATCTGGAAGTGTACGGCGGCGGGAAGTTTATCATACCAGACGGCATTAGCATTACTATTACCAATACCACACTTTACCGGGGGTTTTATTATGAGGACAATAGCGGCCTCACGTTTCCAACTAATGGGTTCATCACCCCCGGCTGTCAGTTAAGTGATGGGACATTCATTACTGGAGACGGTTTGAAGGCGGTGCTATCAACACCTTAGCGTTGGAAGCCGGTAAGTCGCCCATCGGCACCTATAGTCACGTTTCTATAGTAAGCAGAACGAAGGCGTACCCAACGGTTACCCCCATCGATATTGGGCTTCACTTGTTTTTCGTACCGACAACTATGGCTGTTGAATTTTAGTCGATAAACACCCTTCTCGGTTGTTTTCTTAAGGTTGCCCCATCGGTCCACTTCCCATCCGTTGGGGCAGCCCGTCTCGCTGCCAAGTGCCAGTAAGTGTTCTTTGATGTGTTCTGGTAACATGGTTGTGTCCTTTAGTTTTGTTTACAAGCTTTTGACAAAATCTTTGGCTTCAATACAACTTGCGAATTTGACTCGAATTTGCTTGCTGGGGATTGAGACGACCCAGGCGTTTTGCTCGACCCATTTTCTAAGGACGCCAATAATTTGATAATTGCTATCAACGTCAATTATAGTCCAGGCGTGTTCCGAGGTTGTCTTGATTAAGCTATACATGGTTATGTCCTTGTTTGCGTTTGAGTTGTTGTTACTTGCTATAACCCTATGTTACATTAGTTACATTGGCATTGCAAGAACAATTCTTGAATAAATCCAAAATAACTCACAAACGAACGACTTTGCCTAATTGCAATTCGTCAATATGGGTCACAATTATGATTTGAATGTCTAATTGTTCGCATAATTGTTCCAGCAAATCGCCAATTTGGGCCCTGTAATCTGCTGATAAGAATTTGAAGGGCTCGTCTAGGATAAGCAGACGGCGGGGCTGTGGGGTTGTGAGCAACAGCGAGGCAAGGCGTAGAGCAAAAGAAGTGACATCTACCACCCCACCACCGCTAGCGTCGATAGGGCGGATACTATGGCCGTCT